TCTTAATGAATTTGAAAATCCAAAAACTGGTGGTTTCATAAAGGCTTTCTGCGACGGCAAAAAACTCTTCTTGTTTGAGTGGCATAAGTATGCCAAAGTCATTTTGTGAAACCTTTTCTTAAATGGGTTGGTGGCAAATATAAATATTTATCCTTCATCCTGCCTCGCCTACCAAAAACAAAAAATCGTCTCGTAGAGCCTTTTGTAGGCGCTGGAGCGGTGTTTATAAATGTTGATTACGAAGAGTATCTTCTTTGCGATCTAAATCAAGATTTAATAAATTTTTATATAAATCTTCAAGAACGAAAAAATGGTTTTATTTATGAATGCTGGAAATTTTTTGATAAAAAATATAATAATAAAGAAACTTACAACGAATTAAGAACTGAATTTAACAGCAATAGAGACCCAGCGTTTTTTTTATATCTTAATCGACATTGTTTTAATGGGCTGTGTCGTTATAATAAAAAAAATCAGTTTAATGTTCCTTTCGGAAAATATAAAAACCCTTATTTTCCGCGAAAAGAAATGGAATATTTTATTAATTTTAAGGCTGATAAATGTATTTTTAAATGTCAGGATTTTGAAGAGACATTTAAAGAAGTAAAAGAAACGGATGTTTGTTATATCGATCCACCTTATATAAGTGTATCAAAAACAGCAAATTTTACTTCATATACTTCATCTGGTTTTGATTTAACAAAACAAAAAAAACTTGCAGAATTGTCAAAAAATAGCAAAGCATCTGTTTTTGCTTCTAATGCGGATGTTCCATTAATTTATGAATTATATAAAGGGTGTGAGATTTTAACCTATTCTGCGAATAGAAATATAAGTTGTAAAAATCGTGGGAAAATCAAAGAAGTTTTAATCATTTGTTAAAACTTCTCCAAGCAATTTAAATTTAGATGTGCTATGTTATAAAATAACATGTCTGAATTAATTCAACTTCCCACCAAAAAATCTCATATCTCTTTTTCCGAGTTCCAAATCTGGAACGATTGTTCTTATAGGCATAAATTAAAATATATTGACGGTATTGATTTAGGCGCCCCGAACGAATATTCTGCTTTTGGGACTGCTATTCATGCTTCTTGTCAAAATTTTATTGAAACAAGGGAGATGGATAAAGATATTGCTATAAAAATTCTTGAAGAGGAATGGGGATTAAATAATTTTGGAAATATTGAAGAATGGATGGAAGAACTTAAGAAGATTTTAGAAGAAATTCCTGATTTTATGGAAAAAGAATTTCCTAATTGGGAAGCGGTTAAAGCAGAAGAATTGATTAATGAGGAAATTGTTGGCGGAAACATAAAATTAAAAGGATATATTGATGCTGTTATAAAAGTAAAGAATAAAAAAGAGAAAAATATATATCATATTCTTGACTGGAAAACTGCGATGTATAATTGGTCACGACAGAAAAAACAAAATTTTATTGTTAAATCTCAATTAATTTATTATAAAAATATTTGGTCAAAAAAACATAATATTGATTTAAAAGATATACGTTGCGCCTTTATTATTTTAAAGAGAAAAATGAAAGACGGGAAGAGGTGCGAATTATTTTCAGTTTCGGTTGGGGAGAAAACCTCTGAAAGAGCCTTTAAAAATATGGGAAATATGGTTTTTAATTTAATGAATGATAGATTTTTTAAAAATAGAACAAGTTGTGAATATTGCGAATTTAAAGATACGGATTATTGTAAAAACTGGATTCAAATGAAATTAAAGTGAAAAATAAACCAGACAAATAATATAAAAGATATTAAATATAATATTCCTAAAATATTAAATAAAATCCTAGGTGCTTCCCACGCCTCAATTACTTTATTTGTATCCAAAATCCAAAATTTTGGAAAAAATGATTGAAAAAGGTTTTTGGCTGCGTCAAATAAATTTCCTAAAATAAACATTAAAGTTAAAATATTGAGCCAATCAATTTTTATAGAGCCATAAATTATATATAATGAAAATGATATAGAAAATATAATTGTTTCTATTATGACAGGCATCAAATAAACTAACCCCTCCTGCCATTTGGGTAATTCAATTTGCCCAACTTCGCTAAATCTTCCAAAACGAATTCCTGGAATGAAGCCGAAATAACGACGAGAGGTGAATTCTGGAATTAGATAAATACGGGGTTTATACCCTTGAAGTTTATAAATGATGATATGGTATAATTCGTGAAGAGAGGTTAAAGAGAATAAAACTGGTGCGAGAAAAAGAAGAAAAAATAAAAATTTTTCCATACAAGTAATTAGCGAGGTTTTATAATTAAAATGAGTGTTTATAGAAGAGAAAATTGTTGTTTCTGTCGGTAAAGATAAAAAGAAACGAAAGAAAAAAATATTAGTTTTTCGATGTGATGCGTGTAAGAAAATTTTTGAAGCACCGAAAGGAGCGTTAGGAAGCAAGAAAAGAAAAAATGCCGGACATCATTTTTGTTCAAGAGATTGTATATATAATTTTGATATTATTTGTATAGTTTGTAAAAATAAATTTAATCCAAAAGCGATGAATCAAAAAACTTGCTCGAAATTATGTTTCAACAAACATAGATGTAATAGAACAAGAGTTTCTTCAAGAAAGAGGGCTCAAAAATATATTTGTAGATTTTGTAATCTACCTTTTTTTAGAGACAGAGAAAGAAACGGATTTTGTTCTAGACCTTGCGCGTCTAAATTTTATATTAAAAATGGAACTTATGATAATTGGGTAAATTCAAATACAATTAAATCAACATCAAAAAATAGTCTAGATTTATATTCAACAATAAAAAAAGAGTTTCCACAACTATGTGTTGAGAAAGAAAAAAGAGTTTATATAAGCGAAGAAAAATATTATAAAGTAGATATTTTAATAAAAGAATTAAGATTAATTATAGAATTTAATGGATGTTTTTGGCACGCCGATCCGTCTTTTTATAATAAAGATTTTTTCAACCCAGTTTCGAAAAAGACAGCAAAACAAATATGGGATAAAGATAATAGAAAAATTTTAGATTTAACTAAATCAAATAATAGAGTTGAAATTATATGGGAAAATGAATATAGAAGAAATAAAGAAGGCACGGTAAATAAATTGAAAAGGAGAATTGAAAATTTAATGGAGATACAAAATGTCGAATAAATACAAGATATTATGGTTTTCGGACCACCCTCTTTCATTTAGTGGTATATAGATTTCAATGCCACTTAACTTGGCTATATGCGGGAAACTCTTGTTAGGTTTGTGATACGCGAGACTGACCATCTCACAAAAAAGTGTAAAAATTCACAAAATAGAGACAATCCGCAGGGAAGTCGTGGTTGACCCCTCAACGACTACACGCCGAGCATCATTTTAAAAAGTGATGAAGATATAGTCTGAACTCTATGGAGACATAGAGAGGCAAACAGAAATGTTTGCCCGCCTTGAAAATGATTTTCAAGGTCATAAAAGCAACAGAAAAATGGTTGGAACGCAGAGCAGACATTTGATTGAGGGTCTCATAAAAACTGGAAAATATTCTTTTAAATGTATTGGGGGTGCGATAAAACACGCAAATTATGATACTATCGTTGTAAATGAAGATTTTATAATTAAACCGGTTGATGGATTTTCGGATCCGCAAATGTTGCGTCAATTATTAGTAACAGAAAAACCAGATTGTGTTTTTCTTTTCACCGATCCAAGATTTTTCGAATGGCTTTTAGCGATGGAGGATGAAATTCACCAAATTTCAAATATTTTGTGGTGGAATATTTGGGATTGTGATCCTAGTCCAAAATTTAATTTCTGGATTTATCGTTCCGCAGATTGGTTAAATTGTATATCTTATTTAACTTATGAATTATTAAATGAAATAGTTCCAGAAAGAATTAATTTTGTTCCACACGCACTTCCACAAAATATTTTTTTTCCATTGCCAGAAGATCAAAAATTAATGTATAAAAAACAACTTCTTGGAAAAGACAGAATGGATCATCTTGTTGCTATATGGATTAATAGAAATGCTAAAAGAAAACGACCAAATGATTTGATGTGGTCTTGGAAATTATTTCTTGACAAATTAGAAAGAAAACACGGGCATAGAAAAGCAACTTTAATTTGTCATTCTGAACCTTTAGATGGCGAAGGGCCAAATTTGTTTCAAACAGTTGAGTATTTTAATATTCAAGAAAATGTATTTTTTTCAAGAGACCACCTTGAATTTGAAAAAATGAATGTTCTTCATAACATTTCTGACTTTTGTGTCCAAATAAGCATGAATGAAGGCTGGGGATTATCTTTGACAGAGGCACTCCAAGTTGGTAATCCTATTGTTGCCGTAAAAACTGGCGGAATGACGAGACAAGTTATAGATCACGAAACGGGGGAAGAGAACGGAATTGCTTTGCCTGTCGAATTTGAAACTTTAGTTGGAAGTCAAACTGTTCCCTTTATAAAAGAACAATACTGTTCTGTCGAAACAATTTCAGACGCATTTATTAAAATGTACGAACTAGGTCCAGAAAAAAGAAGAGAAGTTGGGCAAAAATGTAGAAAGTATTGTTTAAAAAATTTTAATCATGACGACGTAGTAAAAAAATGGGACGAAACTTTCGAGCGAGAAATTAAAAAATTTAGAGAAAATTATAAAAGTTGGGAAATGTTGGAGTTGAAATGAGAAGATGGACGAAAAATGAAGATGAATTTATTTTAAAAAATTTTAAAGCGATGGAATATTCCGAAATAGCAGAAATTTTAAATAGATCAAAACAAGTAGTAAAAGATAGAGTATATCAATTAACTCCTGACAGAAAAAAAGGTTTTTGGAAAAAAGAAGAAGATAAAATTCTAATAGAAAATTATGGAAATATTACTTATGATGAAATTTATAAATTAGTTCCATTACATACAAAAAGTTCAATTAAGGCAAGGTGCGCAATTTTAGGATTAAAGAATAAAGAAACAAATTTTAAGATGTCGTCTCTTGGCAATAGAAAACACGAAAGAAATTCAAATTTTTTTAACATTACAAATATTACAAATTCGTATTATGCTGGGTTTATTGCTGCGGACGGTTGTTTGTCGGAAGACAATGAATTTAAAATTGCAATAAATTCAAGAGATAAGGATTTTCTTTTTAAATTTAAAGATGAAATAAATTATACTGGTGAAATACATAATTCCTCGCAATATAATAAAGAATATAATAAATATATCTATATGTCTTGTATAAATTTTAATTCTCCTGAATATATTGTTGATTTAGAAAAAAATTTTAATATTACTCCGCGCAAAACTTTCACTTTAAAACCACCATTTTTACAGGATATAAATTGTATAAAGTCGTTTATAATTGGATATATAGACGGGGACGGATGTATAAGAAATACGATAAATAAATACAAAACTAAAGAGGGTATAAAATATAACAAATCTTTATCTATATCTATTCGCGGGACAGAAGATATGATGAATTGGATTAAATATTATTTTGATAAATGGAGATTGCCCGCGCACTCTAAATCTGCCAACATTTGCAAAAGCAACGGTTGTTATTCTTATTCAATTGGCAGTCGTAGAGCCTATGAAATAGGAAAAATATTATTAGAATGTTCTCCTCCATATTATTTTGAAAGAAAGTGGAATAAAATTATAAGTTCTGAAATTTATAAAGATTAAATCTATGAAACAAATAGTAATTTTAAGAGGACCTCTAAATATTTCGGCTGGTTACCAACGTCATGCTATGGATGTTTTTCGCTTTCTTTTATCAAAGCCTAATTTAGACGTAAAAACACAATTAACTCCTTGGGGTTCGTGTCCGATGATCCTCGACTCAAACGCTCAAAATGGATTAATCGGTGAAGCAATGTCGCGAAGTATCGCCGGGAACTTGTCAGCCAGGGCAGATTTTTCTTTACAATGTATATTGCCTAACGAATGGACAATCGATCCAGCCCACTTCAACATCGGCATCACTGCTGGTGTAGAAACTGACATTTGCAACCCTCAATGGATCGATCATTTAAATAAAATGAACCTCATTATTGTTCCTTCAAATCATACAAAACAAACTTTTGAACGGACAGCAGAAAAATATCATAAACTAATAACAACTCAAATTAAAGTTGTTCCGGAAAGTTTTCCAAACGAACTTTTAAATCCAGAAATTAAACCGTTAGATTTAAATTTAAAAACTTCATTCAATTATCTTTCCGTCGCACAAATAACTGGAAATAATCCTCAAAACGATCGTAAGAACCTATTTTTTACAATTAAATGGTTCTGTGAGGTTTTTAAAAATGATCCCGATGTTGGAGTAATTATAAAAACAAATACAGGACGAAATTCTGTAAAAGATAGGATGAATACAGAGGCTATTCTTAAGAAATTAACTCAAGAAATAGGTAAAAAAGAATTTCCAAGGATTTACCTTCTCCACGGATATATGACCGACGCTGAAATGGCTGGGCTGTATAATCATCCGAGCGTGAAATGTTTTATTTCTTTAACGAGAGGCGAGGGTTTTGGATTGCCAATTTTAGAAGCGTCTGCCTCGGGGCTCCCAATTATAGCAACAAACTATTCAGGTCATCTAGATTTTATGAATAAAGGAAAATTTATTAAAGTAAATTATGAACTTTCCCCAATTCACGAAAGTCTTTTATCAAACAAGAATATATTTAGTTCAAAAGAAGCGCGCTGGGCAAATCCTATAGAAGAAGATGCTAAAATGAAAATGGAAAAATTTAGACATCGCAGCACGTCGCCTCAAGAATGGGCAAAGGAATTAAAACAAATCATTCAAAAAGAATATCATATTAACAATATTATTAAATTGTATGATGAAGCCTTCGTTGGAATTTTAAATTAAAAAATATTAAAAATGTTTTTAATAATTTATTCAATATTAATCTCTATTCTTTTCTGCGCCGCATGTATTTTTTTATTTAAATTTTCTCGTCGGTTAATAGATATGGAAGATAAAATAAATGATTTGCTTGAAGTGATAGATAAAGCAGATGAGAATATAGGTATATCTCTCCAAAAACCATTATTTTTTGATAATCCCGAAATTCGGGGTGTTATAAATGATGTTAAAAATGTTCGCGAAGCGATTTTAGATATTGCCGATGCCATTTCGATGCCGATTGAATATGTTGAAGAAGGGCCTCAAGAAGAATTAAATTTACAACCAATTAATAATAATCCCCCGATGAGGTTTCGTTAATTTTGAATAGAAAATTTAAACTCAAAAAAAAAATTAAAAGGAAGCCTGATAAAAAATCTAAATTATATTTTCATGCTGGGACACAGCAAGCAATAGTAAATTATCAAAAATCAGACGATATACAAGAAAAAAAAGATTTATACATTAAAGAAATTAGCCCGGCCTTTAATGAACTTGTTGAAAATTTAATATTTGTTTTTGGCTTTACAAGCCAATACGACACAACAGAAGACTTAAAACATGATTGTGTTGCTTTTTTATATGAACAAATAGGGAAATTTGATCATACAAGAGGGTTTAAAGCATTTTCGTATTTTTCTATTATCGCAAAAAATTTTCTTATAATTCGTTCTAATAAAAAATCGGCAAATATAAAGAAAAATTTAAGTCTTGATGACTCCGAAAGTCTTTCTACTGAAGACGTAGAAGAAATTGAAGATAGATGCACGCTCCAGCCAGATGTTTTTGATTATGAATATAAAGAAAATAAAAATATTAATATAGAAAAATTATTTGGAGAAATAAAAAGCAAAGCAAAAACTGAAGGAGAAATTTTATGTATAGAGGCAATTATAGCAATTTTTAGAAATCTTGATAATATAGATTTTTTAAATAAACGCGCTTTTTTTCAATATGTTAAAGATTATACCGGGCTGAATGGAAAACAAATGACCGCATCAATGTCTATGGTTAAAAAATATTACCGAGAATCTTTTCCTTCTCTCAGTTTAAAAATTTTCAATAATTAAAAATAATGAAGAAGAATGATGAAAAAATTCTAAAAATTGTAGAACAAACCGAAAAAGTCGAAAATTTTATTGATTTGCTTGACAGTCTTGATTTAGAAGATAAAAAGAAAAAATTATGGATAGAGGCATACAGAAATGCCGTGAGCGATCGAAAGCGTGCTGAATTGCTTTACGATAATTTATATCCTAAAATAACAGAAGATCCATCAAATCATTCAATTTTGGGTATGAATATGGCAAAATATCTTGAAAGAATGGAAAAGAGCAACACACAAATTCTTAAATTAATTGAATTAATTCAAAAAGAAACAGAAAAACAAGAGTCTCTTAATCCTGAAGATATTTTTAGTAAAATAGGAAATAAATAAATGGCTGGTGGAATTTTAACCGGCAAGGGAATAAATGCTCAAAGAAGAATATTAGATTCTCACAGCACAATTTCGCCGGAATTAAGAGATTTAAGAACAACCTCTCAATTATCTCAATTTTTGAGGGCGGTTGTTGTTGATGTTTTGTTTGATCCGGCCTCTTTTCCTAAAGAGGAAATAAATAAATTAAAAGAAACTCTAGCAAATCCAGAAGTTTTTGACCGTTCTCCTCGCGACAGCATTTTAGCCAGAATTATAACAGATGGGTTTGATCATAGAGATAATTCTTTAAGAGTATTTTATCCATTTTTTCCACCTTATTTAAGAATGCCAGTTAAACCTGGAGAACAAGTATGGGTTTTTTATGAAAATCCTGAAAAGTCTTTACAGTTAGGATATTGGATTTTTAGACCGACCGAAGCAATTCATATTGATGATATTAATTTTACTCATTCAGACAGAAAATTTGATAGACATTTAGAAGATATAGATAATCCGTCAATTAAAAATATTGTTCCCTCTTTTATAAATGGCGGCGGAACAGAAGATAATCTAACTCTCGTTAATAAGGATGATTATGACGTTATTAATAGAGAGGCTTCCGCCAATAATTTAATAACCAAAGAACCAATTCCGAGATACACAAAGCGTCCCGCTGATTTGGTAATTCAAGGTTCTAATAATGCTCTCATTGCTTTAGGGGAAGACAGAAGAGGCTCGGCAGTTAAAGAAAATGACGAAATTAAAGAACAGGCTGGAACGATAGATATTGTTGTCGGACGCGGTCGAGTATTACCTGATCCAGTTTCAGAAAATGTTCCATTTTCTCCAGCGTCAAAACCAGAAGAAACTGCTCCTCCGGTCGTTAAAAACAAACGCGGGAAGTTGGAGGTTGATAAAGAAATATTTTCGCCACGGCAAAATAATTTGAGAGAAGGTGATCCAGATTTTGAAAATGACGCGAGCAGATTGTTATTAAGCCAAAAAACAAACGGAGATGCGAATTTTGGTTTAGAGTTTCCTAAATTGAATGGTGGCGAAACTATTGATCCTATAAGTGATGATGCTTATGCTATTCTCAAATCTAACCAGATTAGAATTTTGGCTAGAAAGAGCGAAGAAACTGGGGAAATTGGTTCAATAAAAATTCAAAAAGAAGGTGAAGAAGACGAAGATAGAATTTCTATAATTTTGGACGGGAATACTATTTTTTTAGAGGGAAGAAAAATTATTATTGGAAGTGGAATAGAAAAAGGAAACGGGTCTGGTGATCAGGTTTATATCGGTCGTGATGCGACTGAAAGTTTGGTGATGGGCGATACATTAAAGAATTTGTTAAATGAATATACTACAAATATAAAAACAAATATAACTTCTTTTACTACTGCTTTGACTGCCTTAAATTCAGCACCTTTAAATTTGGGTAATTTTAGCATACCTTTACCTGGAATGATTGCTATATCAATAGCAGCAACAACTCTTCAAACTCAAATTAATGTTTCAACTCAAGCATTCCAAGGGAAAATTAATACCATTTTAAGTAAAAACGCAAAAACAAAATAAATGGCTTTTCAAACATTTTTAGATGCGAATAATGTTAAAGATATTGATCCTGTTTTTGGCGAAGTAATGGACGCCGTTGCTGAACCAATTGTGCGCGCCTCTTATAGTGTTCCGTCTTCGATATTGTCAGTTTTACCACCAGTTTTAGTTCCTGCTGTTCCGATTGCTTTGGCGGCAAAACAAGGGCAAGGGCCAGAAGTCGCAGGGGGCGCATCAATTTTAATGGCGCAAATTGTTGTTGATATAACAACTTTTATTATTACTCCGTTAAATGCTGGGGCACTTTCTTTAGCAAAAGTCCCCCCTGTTGGCGTTGTTGCTCCTCCTATTACCTCTTTAACTGCTATGATGGCAATTTCTCCAATTCCACCGCCAACAAGCCCTCAAGCAATTTTAGTGAAAAGAAATTTCGCCAAAGCGACATTAGAATGGGCTGTTTCTTTGCTGTCGCCAGTGGATTTAAGACTTCTTAATACTTTTGTGGTGATATAATTTAGAAATATTATATTCGGAATTGGTAGTTATACATATAGAAGTTAAAAAATAGTGTCTAAATCGAAAATCTCTTTTAAGTCCGTAGGTGAATTAACCACTAACCCCAAATTTCGCCGAAAATTAGACCCCATTCCTTTTTCTCCAAAACTTCCTCTTCGCCTTGGAGAAAATGAAATATTCGAAATGAATACGAATATCGAAGATCAAATCTCCAATAATATCAAGGTCTTACTTTTAACGAACGCGGGGGAAAGACTTGGAAGATTTTCTTATGGCGCGAATTTAAGAGAGTTAACGCTTGAATTTGGCCGAGACGATTTTGACGCCCAAGTCATTACAAGGATAAAACGCGCAATAATTAAATTTATGCCCTACGTTGAACCAATTGATTTGATAAGCGAAGTTGATCACTTTGATAATCAACACACAGCAAGAGTAAGATTAACTGTTATATACGATGTTCCTGCTCTTGGCATAAAAAATAAAGCATTAGAAATATCATTTTTTGTTGCCGGCTAAAAAATATTTTCTAAAAAACATAATTAGAGATAATGTCCGTAAATTCAAGAAGACAATTAAAAAAAACAATCAGTCGTTCTTTTTTAGCAAAAGACAGAGATGCCTTTCTTGCCGAATTTCTTCGGCACGCACAAACATTTTTTCCTGATAGAATAAAAGATTTTTCTGAAAATTCTGTTGGCGGATTATTTGCTGATTTTGCTTCTTTCGTCGGCGATACGATGAGTTTTTATCTCGATCATCAATTTCATGAATTAAACCCAGAAACAGCAATAGAAACAAAAAATATTCAAAGACATTTAAAATCTGCCGGCGTAAAAATAACAGGCAATTCTCCTGCCGTTGTTAATGTTTCGTTTAGAATTATTATTTCGGCAGAAAAAGTTGGAACAAAGTTTCAACCTCAAACATCTGCTCTCCCGATAATTTTACAAGGAACGCAAGTTCAGTCCAATAACGGGACTATATTTGAATTAGTTGAAGATTTAGATTATTCGGAAAAAGATACCGCAGGAAATTTCAAAGCAGAAATAAGAACTAGAGATGTTAATAGTGATGGTTCTCCTATTGATTTTTTTGTTTCCTTGAATGGATTATGCGTTTCAGGGTTTAGAACAACTGAAAGTTTTTCAATAGAAAATTTACATGTTCCATTTAGAAAAATAACATTATCTAATGAGCATATAACAGAAGTTATTAGAGTTACGGATGCCAATGGAAATGAATATTATGAAGTTGAAGCATTGTCTCAAGATACAGTTTTCAAAAGAATTACTAATACAAGCACAGATAACGATTTAGTTGATGATAATTTAGAAGTTATTTTTGCTCCGCATCGATTTACGAGACAAATGGATTTTGATACAAAATTGACAACACTTCAATTCGGTGCGGGAAAAGTGTCTGCCATTGATGATGATATTGTTCCTGACCCGAGCGAATTTGCTATTCCTTTATTTGGAAAGAAAACATTTTCTCAATTTACGCTTGATCCGTCAAATTTATTGGATACGAGAACTCTCGGAATTGCTCCGATAAATACAACAATAAGTGTTGAATATCGTTATGGTGGTGGATTATCTCATAATGTTGCCACAAATGGTATTAGAACATTAAATTCTCTATCAATTAGGTTTCCAGGAAATCCTTCTGTTTCGACGGCAGCGACATTAAGAGCGACCATAGATGTTAATAATAATGAACAGGCCTCCGGCGGAGAAAACGCTCAAACATTAACGGAACTTAAAAATAAAATTTCTTCATTCAGAAATGCTCAAAATAGAATTGTTTCGAAAGAAGATTTGCTTGCTCGCGTTTATACAATGCCAAGCAATTTTGGAAGAGTTTTTCGCGCGAGCGTAAGAGCAAATCCAAACAATCCATTGGCGAGTCAATTATTTATCATTAGTAGAGATGTAAAAAATAGATTAATTGTATCTCCCGATACATTAAAAAGAAATTTGTCAAAGTTTTTAAATAGTTTCCGGCTTATTTCGGATTCAATCGATATTTTGGACGCGCAAGTTATAAATATTGGAATTGATTATAAAATTTCAACTGAACTTTCTGCTAACGCAAATTTAGTTATTCAAAATATAAATAAGAAATTAAAGGAATATTTTCATGTTAAAAATTGGCAAATTGGGCAAGGAATAAATTTAGCAGATGTTCAGAATTTAATTTATAATACGGATGGGGTGGCGAGCGTTCTTGACATTAGGGTCAGAAATTTAGTAGGAAAAATTTTAGATAGAGAATATAGTGAAAATAAAATGAATATTCAACCAAATATTAGAAATGGTGTTTTAGTTGTGGATCCTTCGGTGATTTTGGAAGTTAGATATCCAGATTTTGACTTAAAAGGTTCAAGTTTGTGATTATAATGAATTATGAGAAAAATTAAAACAGAAAAATGGGAAAAGGAAGATATTCTGTCTAGTAGTGACTTTGAAGAAATGAAATTTGTTATATATTTGTTAGAAAATAAAATTACAAAAGAATGCTATGTTGGATATACGACAAATACATTTATTTGTCGAATAAAAAGACATATTTATTATTCAAAAAGACACACAGCCCCTATAAACGAAGCGATCAAAGAATTTGGTATTGAAAATTTTAATAAAACAATTTTGTTGGTTAATGAAAATGTTAATTTTCTTAAAAATATGGAGGTTATGTTTATAAAAATATTAGATACGAAAATTCCTTTTGGCTATAATTGCACGGCCGGCGGAGCTGGCGTCGTTTTTTTAGATAAAAAAAGCCTTAAAAAATTGTCTCTTTCTCAACCCAACAGAAGAGAAGTGTCCCAATATGATTTAGATGGTAATTTTTTAAATTCTTATCATTCTTTGGCAGAGGCAATGAGGATTACTGGTATTGGCAGGTGCAATATTAGAAATTGTTGTAATAGTTTGCAAGTTCAAGCGGGGTTTTTCATTTGGAGATGGTTTGAAGAAACTAGGGGACGAGATTTAAATTTAACAATTGAAGACATTGAAAAAATTATAGGGAAAAAGGACAAACTCGTCAATAGAATTGATGCTTACAATAAAGAAGGAAAATTAGTTTTATCGTTTAATACACTAAAAGATGCTGCGTCGCACATGAAAACTTCCTGTGGTTCAATACAAGGCGGATGCAAAAATAGAGATACTATCTTCATTAAGGGGTTAATATGGCGATATAGGAGAGATGCCGGTGGAGAAAAAGAGATAAATATTGATTGGATAGAGAAAAGATATGAAAAAAATAGATTGGCTAAATCTAACGCCGGAAAATTATCTAGTAAGAAAGTAAATTGTTTTAATTTAGATGGAATATTTATAAAATCGTATGTTTCTATTGCTGAAGCTGGAAGAAAAAACAGAATATACGGTAACAATATTTGTACATACATCAAGAAAAATAAGCCATATATAGGTTTCATCTGGAAATATGCTGATGAGGTTGATAAATAAATGTTTAGAATATTATTTCCAGAAGATACAACTTACATCACCAATAAAGCCATTAACGGTAAAAGGGTTGAGGACGCTAATGTATCGGCCGCTTCGACAATTGATTTATTTAAATTATATGAAGAGAGTTCATTAAAAAATACTGGTTCTGCTGGTGTTGTTGAGTTAAGTCGTGCCCTTTTAAAATTTGATTTAGATCCACTTCGTCAATTAACTGGAAGTATTTTAAATTTAAATAATTTTTCCTGTTCTCTCGCTATGACAGCAATAAGAGGAGGAAATTTTGTTCCTCAAAATGTAAAACTTATTGTTTTTCCACTTTCTCGTAGTTTTGATCAAGGTGGATTAGGGAGAGATGTAGTTAGTTTTTCAGACCTTTCAAGCCCGAATTGGTTGACTGCGAGCACAACTGGAGGGTCTTTAACGGCTGTTTCTTGGTCTGTTTCTGGCGCTAATGGATTAAACCAAGATTATATAACCGGAACAGTTGCCCTTGGAAATCTTCACGGAGAACAACTTTTTAAGAAAGGGACAGAAAATCTATTAATAGATGTTTCAAAAATTGTAAGCGCAACTCTTGTTGAGGCGATAGAAGACCACGGATTTAGACTTTCATATTCCTCTTCATATGAAGACGATACAAAAAGTTATTGGGTTCTTCGTTTTGCTTCGATGCATTCCACCAATCCTTCAATTCGTCCACGTCTTCTTGTTCGTTTCAATGACGCCATTCAAGATCATCACAAAGCATTTTTCTTTGATTTGTCTGGAAGTTTATTTCTTAATTCATTCGCTCGAGGTCAGTCAGCCAATCTGCTCTCTGGAACATCATTAACACCGATAACAGGAACTAATTCTCTTGTCTTAAAACTTGAAAGCGGTTCTTTTTCAAAAATAATAACTGGTTCTCAACATCAAATTGGAAGTAATTTTGTATCGGGTGTTTATTCAAGTTCGTTTGCTATTTCAAGTGAAGAAAATTCTGCTTTAAGACAAGAAATAAGGAGTGCCGGATCTTGTTCTTTTACCGAAATATGGGGCAGTTTAGACGGGACTTTACCATTTTTAACTGCGTCAAATAAATTGGTAATAAGAGAATTAAATCGTTCATCTTTTTCAAGTTCTCCGAGAAGATTAGTTGTCAATATTACTAATATGCGAAGTGAATATTCTCAAAATGAAAAAACAAAATTTTTAGTGAGAGTTTTTGATGTTGATGAAAATGTAAAGGTGTCAAAATTACCTGTTGAGCGCAAAAGTATTATTATGACCAATATGTATTATCAGTTAGTTGATAGTATTACTCAAGATATAATTTTGCCTTACGACATAAAAGGTGAGGGGGACGGAATAGATGGAACATTGCTTTCGACTAATTCAAATGGTATGGAATTTGAAATTTTCGTAAGTGATTTGTCTTTTGGCAGAACATATGAATTCCAATTTAAAATTAAAGACCTCGGAACAACTCAAGAATTTAGAACGGGTCAAAGTTTTAGAGTTATCGCATAAAATAAATTAACCATTCTTCTCCTTTTCAATATTTATCTCTAAATGGCAAAAAAGCCTTCTTTGTTTTCCGCGCGCCCTAAATTATTTTCTCCGTCTTCAAAAGAAGAAAATCAAACTACTTTTATTTCAAAGAAATCTCTCAACGATCTCGGCGACACCAATATTGAATCTAATAATTCTTTTCGCTACGATCCAATTGGTTCTCCATTAAAATCTTCGCAACAGTTAAACGTTGAATGGGGTAAATTTGAAAATCATTGTTTTTTCTCGTCTGGAGAGGTTCTCGTAAATATTTCTTTTGATAAAATTATCAATGAATATCCCTTCGACGGCACAAAAAAACAACTTGAAGAATTCCTAGATAGTCTTTCTGGTTTTGAAAATTGGGTTCTTTCACAATTTCCTAAAAATAAAGGTTATTTATTTTTTTCTGGAACGCAAGTTGATGAAGATCCGGCGCACAGTTTTTCCCAAAAACTTGGCACACATATTGTTGTCAATGATTTTGCTGGGAGTGAATTTTCAACACTTTCAAGAAAAAGGGATGCTTCTCATATTCTTGATCCAGAATTTAAATCATTTTCAACAGAATTTCATCTTTTTGTCCCGGCACAGACTAATGATAATCAGATTATTTTTCAAAAACTTTCTGGTTCAAATCAAGGAATAACGCTCGCCCTTTCTCAATCTTCTTCTACATCAACCTGTAATTTATTATTTGGTGCTTGTTCTGCTTCTTTGGCCATTTCATCGTCAGCAGAATTAACAAAAGGAAAATTCAATCATATATATACAGAATTTAATCGAGGAACGAGTAATAACAATTTAAAACTTTTTATTAATAGAAATTTAATTGCTTCATCTTCTAATATCGCTGATTTTGGTTTAATTGATTTTAAGACTTCTCCTCTTGTTATCGGTTCCGGTTCTGTTCATAGTTTAATTGGTGGAGCCGATGTTGATACAGGAGAAGAAGTTTCATTTATTCCAACGCAAACTTTGTCTGGCGCTCTTGATGAATTTAGAATTTTCCACGGAACACGATCGGAAAAACAATTAGAATTATTTGAGAAAAAAAATATTTTTACCTCACCGGAATTAAAACTATATTTTAAGTTCAATGAGCCATCTGGAAGTATCGGTCCAGAGACGAAAGTTCTTGATAGTTCTGGAAATTCTCTTCATTCGGAGATTTCAAATTATGTTCATACATTACGCGAAACAGGATCAATTTCTGTTCCAACGACTTTTGAAAAACTTGAAAATAATCCTGTTCTTTTTCCCGCTTTTCCTGACGTTAGAACTTTAAATTCTAAATTATTAGTTTCCGCAAGCGATTATGATGAAAAAAACCCAAATTTAATTACCAGACTAATTCCTCCTTTTTATTTTGAGGAAGGTCAATTTTTTGAAGGATTGCAAGAAGAAGAAGGAACAATTGGGGATAGTTTTGGTGGCGCAGGAATTCCTGGAACTGGGAAGTTAGGAACTGCTCAATTATTAAGCCAGTTTTTATATGTTTTCGCTAAACATTTTGATGAAATTAAAATTTTTATTGATCATTTTGGAGATATTTTATTTGTAAATTATGATGATAAAAATTCTGTTTCCGATCAACTTCTTCCGTTTTTGGCAGAGCAATATGGTTTTAAAATCCCTTCTCTATTTCGCGAGGCAACCCCAGAACAATTTTTGAGCGCAGAAAATATAAATTTTGATGTGAGCACAAATTCTTTATCTCTTCAATTTGTCCAAAATCAAATTTGGAGAAGAGTTTTAACAAATATTCAAGAAATTATATCTTCAAAAGGAACAATTCATAGCGTTAAAACATTGTTTAGAACTATGGGAATAAATCCTGATTCTAATTTTAGAATAAGAGAATTTGGTGGCCCTACGGAAAGACAATTAACTCAAACCAGAGAAGATAGATCGGAAATTTCATTTTTAATTGATTTTTCTGGTTCGATTGCTCCAGTGTCGGCAACTTTAGACAGACAAGGAATTCCTGATAATATTCCCTTTATTATTTCTCCATATTTGTCTTCTTCTCGTATTGAAATTGGATTTCCAGAAGCCGCTGGCACATTTGTTAATCAAAAATTTCATCCTCCTCACGGGATTTCTAATAATGTGAATGATGGTTTGCTAACTTCGGGTTCTTGGACATATGAAGCAATTTATCGATTTCCAAATTTATTGACGGGTTCGTATTCAACAACACTTTCTCTTGCTCGTTTAAATATTACAGGAACATCAGCACCTTCATCAACTGGCGCTCTTGTTACTAATTTAATTGCCGTTTCTGGTTCGGCAACTGGTTCTTTGAAATGTTTTGTTAGACCCAGTATTGAAGCGACAAATGCGCCAACATTAGAACTTCTTTTAACTGGTGTTAACATATTTGATGGTGATAAATGGAATGTATCTTTTGGGCGTCAAAGAAATGACGAAATAAATTCAAAAGTTTCTTCATCTTATTTTTTGCGCGCAGGGAAAAGTATAAACGGAAATGTTAATCAATATTTTTCAACATCTTCTTTTTTTATGGAAGATAGAACAAATACAATTTCGAATAATTCTTTCCAAAATATATCAACAACATTTAATACTTCTGGATCTTTTATAACAATTGGTTCTCAAAGCATAGGAACATCAACGAATAGATTTTTGAATGACACTTCAAATGTTTCTAACAATGAAGTTCGTGCGACAAAATTTGAAGGAAAGATTGGGCATATAAGATTTTGGTCAAAGGCATTAACCGAGAACGAGTTTAAAGAGCATATAAGGAACTTTAAATCTGTTGGCGTCTCTAACCCAATTATTAATTTTAATTTCGAGAGAAGCCTTTCTGGTTCGTTTGAGAGGCTTCGGATTGATGCGTCCGGAGATCAGCAAATCACGGCGTCAAATAGTTCCGGCAAAATAGACATTTTTGATTTTTCTCAAAATGAATTTCATTTAACTGGTTCTGGATTTGAGTTTTCGAAAAGCATTATAAAACCAGAGGACTTTCAATATAGCGTTTTATCTGCCAAATTTGACGAATATGCTACAACAAATAAAGTTCGTGTTAGAGGATTTCTTGAACAATCTAATATTGAAGAATTTGGCGGGCAACAAGCGCCAGTTCATCAAATTGATAGAAGCGAAATTCCTCAAGATGATACAAGATTTAGTATAGAATTTGGAATAATAAATACCTTAAATGATGATATTATAAAAATTTTTGGAACATTTGATGAATTAGAAAATGCGCTCGGAAGCCCAGAAATTATGTTTTCTCCTGATTATGTTGATTTGGAGAAAATGAGACAAATTTATTTTAATAGATTGACAGATAAAATTAATTTAAAAGAATTTTTTTCATTTTTTAAATGGTTTGATAGTTTTGTGAATTTTTCTGAAATGATTACTTCTTTCTTAAATAGGAAAACAAGATTTTTTGGTATTAATCACGTAATCGAGTCACACATGTTGGAGAGAAGTAAACATATCTATTTTTTCAATGAACAATATTTAAAACCAGAGAAAATTGTTATTGAAAATAGAAAAGTTCAAACTTTTGAAGGAAAATTAAGTAAATATTAAAAGGAATAATTATTAGAGAATGGTTTTTCGAGCAACTTCAATAAGTGGTTCAATCACAAGGACAACGTCCGGTTCTAGTTATTTGGTCGGCGGAACCAATATTAACATTGTTTCTTCTTCTACGGGGCAAATCACAATTTCGGCCCCCCACGCGAATTTCGATAATGACGCAGCATATTTGACTTTATCCGCAACTGGTTCTCTTTCTAACGAAAGAGTTTTAACTGCTGGAACTGGGATATCTTTAGTTGATGCCGGCGCTGGAAGCACAGCCACATTGGCAGTTTTAGATTCTGTTGTCGCAACAATTTCTGGAACACATTTTGCTGGAAGTATAACAGCAACCGGAACAGGAAGTTTTGAAAGTGGTTTATCTGGTTCTTTAACAACCTTAACTGACGGAACTTCTTATTTAATTGCCGGAACAAGCATTACAATTTCCTCCGCTTCAAATGGCGGAATAACAATTAATTCAACGGCCGCCGGAGGTTCTGGGGATAATCAAGCGCAATACGTTGTTTTGTCCGCGACTTCTTCTCTTGATAATGAAAGAGTTTTAACAGCAGGAACAGGAATAAGTATTGTTGATGCCGGCGCGGGAAGCACAGTAACATTAACCATTTTAGATTCAGTTGTGTCCACAATTTCTGGCTCTCATTTTACAGGAAATATAACTGTTGTTGGCACTGGAAGTTTTGAGGGCGGTGTTTCTGGGAGTTTAACAAATCTAACTGACGGAACATCATATATTGAGGCGGGAAAAAACATTTCTGTTTTGACTGGATCAAAAGGACAAATAACTATATCTGTTCCAGATGGCAATTTTGACGAACAAGCACAATATTTAACTCTCGCCACCACTTCTTCTCTTGATAATGAAAGAGTTTTGACAGCAGGAACAGGAATTCTTTTAGCCGACGGCGGAGCCGGAGGGAATGCGACCCTCACTATTCACGATTCTATTGTAGCAACAATTTCGGGATCAAGATTTAGCAACAATATTACTGTGGTTGGAACAGGTTCTTTTGAAACTGGAATTTCTGGTTCTTTAACAAATCTAACCGACGGTCGTTCTTATTTGGTTGCAGGAGACAGCATCACTATAACTTCGGCTTCAAATGGACAAGTTACAATAAATTCAACGGCAGCCGGTGGAGGCTCCGGAGATCCAAATGCAACTTATGTTGTAATAAGCACAACCTCTTCATTAAGCGCAGAAAGAGTTTTGGCTGCTGGAACTGGTTTGTCTTTAACTGATGCCGGCGCTGGAAATAACGCGACTTTTGCGATTTTAGACTCTGTTGTCGCGACAGTTTCCGGAACTCATTTCGTTGGAAATATAACAACAACGGGCACCGGAAGTTTTGAAACAGGAATTTCTGGTTCATTAACGACATTAATAGATGGAACAAGTTATTTAATTGCTGGAACAAATATTACAATTTCATCTGCTTCAAATGGAGGAATTACAATTACATCTGCTGGTGGAAGTTCGGCTGATGCAGATTGGGTTGATGCCGGAAATATAGTTTATACAACTTCATCTGTGGGAATTGGAACTTCTACGCCTTCAACTCTTCTTCATATAACCGGAACTTCTTCAACCACTCCGCAAATTGAAATAGAAGAAGCGTCAACAACAACTGGCGACGCCGCCATCATGTTTACAATTGATGCGGCTGGCGGGGATGCTTCATACGCTGTTGGAATTGATAATTCGCAAGCAGAAGTTTTTGCTATAGCATATTCTGCGACGGCAGGCGCCGCCGTTTTAGGAACAAATAATAGATTAATAATTGACACTTCTGGAAATGTTGTAATTGGAAATACAACTGCCGGAGTTTCTGGTGTTAAATTTATGATATTTGACACCACAGATATTTCAACAAGAGGGAGAATTAATAGCAATACAACTGGAATTAAATTTGATATAGATTCAAACCTAACAACAAATGCAAGCACAGTGACAACTCGTATTTCTGCTGAACGGACTGGTGCTTCCGCGAATTCTGATTTAATTTTTTCAACTTATAACGGAACAAGTTTATTAGAGAGGGCGAGAATTACTCAAGGAGGACAAGTTGGAATTACGGGATCTCTTAGGGTAATAGAAGGTGGCATTACCGGCTCCCTAATGCTCCTCCCCGATGGCCGTTCTTATCTTGCCGCGGGAAGCAATATCACCTTAACCTCGGGAAGCGATGGGCAAATCACAATCGCTTCAACCGGGGGATCATCCACCGTCTATGACACAACCCGATTTAGCGTCAATGGACGCCTATTAACCGGCTCCGTTTTTGACGGCGCTTGGGTTCCCAATAGAGCGGGAACGGTTGAAAATGTTCGCCTCTGGCGAAGATTATCGGGCTCATCTTTAACGACCAGAATTGATATAAATAAAAACGGGACTTCTCTCTATTCAAATCAGGACAATAAACCAGTCGTTTCGGCTTCCGCCGGAGATAATGCCTTAACCGGATCAATTCCAGATACGGGAACCGCTTTCTCGGCCGGAGATTACTTTACGATGGATGTGGATGAAATTGAAGCGGGCGAACCGGTTGATTTGAGCGCCACAATGGAAGTGAGTTATACCTAGGAATGTCTTACGAGGTTCCGTATGCCATTGGCACATATACGGGCAATGGCTCGGATCCGCGCTTAATCTCAACCGGATTTTATCCGGAATTCTTGATGCTATTTGGGCGCAATCTGGTTCCACAAGGCTACTTTTTAACGAGAGATAAATACATTGACGATGGAACAAGTTTTAGGGGTACGGATGGAAGTTTCTCTAATGCCGACACGGATCTTGATTTGGAGAACTCTGGTTTTGCCGTGGCAGGGAACGCGAACTTAAACACCATCATATATTCATACATCGCCTTTCAAAAGTCGGCTCAATTTATCGCTGGCAAATATACCGGGTCCGGTGCGGCACGATTAATCCCTATTGGGTTTAAACCGGATGTGGCTTTGATTATGAGGGATCAACCATTCGCGTCCGGAGGCATCATATCATTAAAACTCGCCAATCATCCAACAAATAGATTTACGACCTTTGAAATTAATTGTGGAACAATCACAACGGCAAATGGGTTTTTATTGGTTGATGGCGGGATTAAACTTGGTTCGGGCGACGCCGCGACAAACGTGTCTTCCAATGTTTATTACTATGTTGCTTTAAGCCTCCGTGCTGGGCTTCGTGGATATATCGGTTCTTATACGGGAGGGGCGACCGATGTTTATGTCCATACAGGAGCACGGCCGAGATTTACAATCAATGAAACAGACAGCGCGTCCAATATTAATTTCAAATGTGATGAACCGATTAATACTGGCGCTATAGGTTGTTCGTCAAATACATCGACGGACTGGTTTGGAACAACCGGCGTTTTGACCTTTGGGGCACAATCCTTCACGCCAACGAATACGCTTACTGGAACGGAATTAAATAGGTATTTGGTGTTGTTTTAATGAATTAAAATTAAATTAATTATTATAGGGTTTTCCCTACCTTGACATTTATATAAAAATAAATTATCATCTTTTAATCAAATGGGCTTGTACGACACAATTCACATTCACCAAAAAATCTTTGAAAATTATAAAGATATTTTTTCTTGTCCGAAATGTTCAAAATTTGACGGCGGAAATTATCAAACAAAAGATTTTGATAGCGCAATGAATGATTATTATCTTTGTTATGATGAAAATAATAATCTCAAAATTTATGGTCTAGATCCGCCAGAGAAAGAAAATCATTTTGTTCCATATTCCCCGGAAGAATTGGGAGAATTTGAAAAAGTTAAAAACGATAAAAGCGATCCTAATAAATTAAGTGCCGTATTTGCTGAAATGAGGATGATTGAAGGTGGATATTGGAAAGATGAAGCCTTTCTGCCGGAAAATAGAAAAAAAAGAGATATGGGGGAATATCCTCATCAATGGATAAATTTTTATACTTGTTGCTCGACAACACCAAAAAGAAGTTGCGATGGATTTATTGAAATAGAAGCGAAATTTACGGATGGG